CTGCCTCAAAACTCTCCCTCTTCCGCCTGGTTGGGCGATTGAGGTTCTGCTTTGTTTTCCGCAGCGATGGGCAGTGTTCCGCCTTCCGCGGGTCCAACCACACGCACAGTTGTCTTGGAAGACGACTGTACTTGACCTACTGACCCCTGTCTTGTCTTCAATAAATCGAAGTATTCGATTAGGGCCAGGAACCCGAGAAACAGAGCCAACATGACCATTAAACTGGTCACTGTCACTTCCGCTCCCGAGGCACCTCCACAAGTACGGCGCATGTCTTGTCTCCTCTTGAGTGTCTGCAGTAAACCGCATATACTTGAAGAAGACTTGACCGTGCTTCCCGTGCTTCAGCGGTGCCAAGCGATACGTCATTCCTAACGTGTCGTAGGGTGTGTCACATTTCACGCCACTCTGGTCAGGGTAGAACCAAGGGACGCGGCAAATGCCGCGGCTAACTCGGTCCAGCTCATCTAGAAGAAACGTGAAGGTGATTGGAGCTTCGACGGGGTTCCACCGGCGTTTTAAGCCGTTGTAATAACCGTAAAGCAGTAACTCGTAGTTCTTTCGATCCACGAGAGAGCCGCGCTCGTTCTTTGGAAGGAACGGGCGCACGTCCACACCTGCGAAGTAGTCACTTCCGCAGGACTCTCTGAACGAGCCACTCGCAAACGTCTTGTCTACATTGATCTTCAGCCCTAGCCTGTGAAAATGGGTAAGGACAAAAGGATGCATAGAGACGTCGTAAACGAGATCATCCCCATAGACGCTCACTTCTGAGCGACCGTGGGTGTAAACCTCATCAACAGCAAGGAGCAAGCACAAAAAGATCAACGTCTGAAGCGGAAAGGTAAAGCCAATCCCCATGGTACAGAACGTGGTTGAATGAACCACAATACCAGAGGGTAGCTTCACTTTATCGATCCGGCCGAGGTTCAAAGAATCGAACCAACGTTCGGGAACGATAGCCTTGACTAAATCCAGCGTAATATTATCGCTGGCAAGGCTCTGGTCAGCAGTCACCAATTTACCGGTAATGCTTCCCAGACGGGCCAATTCACCGTGCGTCTCTTGTAGACGCGCGATGTCATAACCCGCCGCTTTTAGCCTCTTCGCAATCACCTTACCGAGACCGTCACTGTAAAAGCTGCCAATCGTCGTGTTAGGCATAATACTGCGTAAAGACTTAAACGTCTTAGGGACAAAGGTCAGAGCCAGCGTGTCGACCACCTTGAACATGGGGGTGTTTTCCCGCTCATTACCAAACACGTATTCACGCATCTGGTCGTCTTCCTGGAGTGCAACCCGGGAAAACCAGGTGATGTGTTCCACGGAACCGGTGATGGGCCACTCATATCGCTCGGCTTCACAAGCCTTGCGCATTGGCACCCCAACACTGGCTTTTCTCCCGAAACGGGAAAGAGCTAAATGCTCCTCAAGGTCGTAATCGCCAAGAATTTTCTGGCAAAACCCGCGAGCCCAGAACAACACGTGCTTGCTATATGCAGGCAAGTCGTTGAGGTCTAGAGCAGCAAGCCGGCACTGGTTATCAAAGAACTGCATTTCTGCAGCCTCCTCTAACTCACCGGACGACAACAAGTCCTTTTCGAACCTGTAACGCTTGAACAAGCTATTCATTTGATACGCACATTTGAACTTGT